GAGCCTGATTGGCAGAAGTTATATGAGGATGATCCAGTAGGGTATGTTAGGGAAAAACAACTCTGGGATCAGAAGAAAGAAAAGTTATCCGCAGTTCAAGTTGAGCAGCAAAGACTTCAACAAGAAGCTATGGCTGAACAGCAAAAACAAATTCAATCTATGGTTGAAGAGGGTAACAAAAAACTTTTAGAAATAATCCCTGAGTGGTCTAAACCTGAAACAGCAGCTCAAGAAAAAGCTGCTATTAGACAATACGCTATCGATGTCCTTGGTTATTCACCACAGGAAATGGATCAAGTCTATGACTACAGAGCTTTGATTGGTTTAAGGTCTGCATGGCTTCAACACGAAGCTGGACAGGCAACTAAAAAGAAACCAACACAGAAAGCAGCTGCCAGAGTAGGTAAACCTGGTTCAACAACCAGAAAAAGGTCAGCAGCTCCAGAGAAAAAGTTGCGTCAAAGGTTAAAGCAGACTGGTAAACAACAGGATGCTGCAAAATTATTTGAACAGCTATTAAAGTAAGGAGAAAATATAATGGCAAAAGTTACAAATGCTTTCGATACCTATAGCGCTACTGCTGATAGAGAGGATTTGAGTAATATTATTTACAACATATCCCCAATGCAAACTCCATTTATGAGTTCTATCGGCACTAGAAATGTAAAAAATGTTGTCTTTGATTGGCAAACAGAAGTTCTTCCAACACCATCATCAAGTGGTGAATTAGAAGGTTTTGAACTTTCCAGATCAGCAGCTCAAGCAACTGTTAGAGAATCAAACGTATGTATGATTTCAAAAAGAGATGCAACAGTTTCTGGTTCACAAGAAGTTTCAGACGCAGCTGGTAAGAGATCAGAAATGGCTCACCAGTTAGCTCTTATGGCTAAAGCTCTTAAGAGAGATATGGAAGAAGCTCTATGTCAAAATGGTGCAAAAACAACTGGTAATGCAACAACAGCTCGTGTAACTGGTGGTTTTGAATCTTGGGTTGAAACTAATGATTCAAGAGGTACTGGTGGTTCAGCAGCTGGTAACGGTGCAGCTCCAGTCGATGGCACACAAAGAGATTTAACAGAGCAACTTTTAAAAGACGTATTACAACTTTCATTTGAAAATGGCGGTGAGCCATCAATTGCAATTTGTGGACCACATAACAAGCAAGTTATTTCTGGCTTTACAGGTAGAACACAAGCAAGACAAATGATCGATGCTAATACTGTTGAAGCATCTGTATCAATCTATTCATCTGACTTTGGTGAGTTACAAATCGTACCATCAAACAGATCAAGAGAAAAATCTCTATTATTGGTTGATCCAGAATATGCAAAAGTAGCATATCTAAGAAACTTCCAAACAGTTGATATTGCAACTATTGGTGATGCAGAAACCAAGATGATTGTAGTTGAGTACGGTTTAGAAGTATCTAATGAGAAAGCACACGGTATCGTGGCTGACTTAAACGTATCTTAATGATATTTATGGGCGGGCTTAGTCCCGCCCTCTTTTTATGGCTAGACGAACTATCATAGATCACAAACTTGGTTACAAACATGAGTTTGCTACTGAGGATGATAAAGTCGTTTATCACACTACCCAAGACGTGCAACCCATCTTAGAACACGTCAAACAATTAAGTTACAATAAACCAGGGAAAGATTTACGTCACGTTGCGGAAGTTCCTATGGTAATATATCAACAAGCCATGCGAGAAGGCTGGGCCAAGGACCAAAAGGCATGGAAAAAATGGTTGAACAATCCAGACAATAAATTGTTCAGAACATGGAAAGGTAAGGTATGACATATTCAGAATTAAAAACCAACATAGCAAACTACTTAAACAGATCTGATTTAACAGATCAAATGGATATGTTTATAGATAATGTCGAAGGCGAACTAAACAGAAAAGTAAGAACAAAAGAAATGATTAAAAGGGCTAATGCTACAGCAGATAGCCAATACTTATCCTTACCAACAGATTGGTTAGAAGTAATTAATGTTGAGATTACTTCAAATGATTTCAAACCTTTATTTCAACAATCATTAGAATCTTTAGATGTTTACAGACAATCTATTAACAATAAAACAGGACAACCAATATACTTTGCTATCATGGATGAAGCCCTAGAATTAGCACCAACACCAGAACAATCATACACACTACAATTAACTTATTACGAAAAAATTCCAGCTTTATCTGACAGCAATACTTCAAACTTTGTTTCACTTAATCATCCAGATGTTTACTTATATGGTGCATTGAAACACGCATCTATCTATTTAATGGAAGATGAAAGGGTAGCAATGTTTACTCAGCTCTTTGAAAAAGCGTTAGAAGAAATTAAAATGGAACAAGAAAAAGCAGAATTTAGCAAAGGCTCTCTTATGCAAAGAAGAAGGTCTTATGGTAAAGCTAAGAAAAACGTTTATTATTGGAGTAACAACTAGGAAGTATTATGGCAGGATTTTCAGATTATTTAGAGGACAAAGTTTTAGACCATGTATTTGGTGGTAATGCCTATACAGCGCCATCAACTTTATACGTGGCATTATATACTGTAGCACCAAGCGACACAGGTGGTGGCACAGAAGTTTCAGGCGGAGCTTACGCACGACAAACAGCTACTTTTACAGTTTCAGGCACAGACCCAACAACAGCTACTAATTCAGCTGCTATTGAATATCCTACAGCTACAGCAGACTATGGCACGGTTGTTGCTTGTGGTGTTTTTGATGCTGCAAGTTCTGGTAACTTGCTTGCTTATGCAAACTTAACAAATTCAAAAACAGTAGAAAGCGGAGACATATTTAGATTCAACTCTGGTGATTTAGATATCACTCTCGCATAATGGCTTCCATAGGCTACGGCAGAGGGTTCTACAGTAGATCCTACTATAACAATTTAGCATTTCAAGCAGTAACCAGTATTGCTGGTGTTAGTGGTTTTACCTCGCCAGCCAGGCGTGTCAAGATTACAGCTTCAATAATATCTGGTGTTTCTGATTTTGATTCAACAGCTAGAGGAGTTAATCTTGGTACTTCTAATATTGCTGGAGTTTCAGATTTTGATTCTGTTGGCGCACAAAAGTTTAACGGTGCATCAAACATTGCATCAACAACAGATTTTGATTCTGTTGGTTTTCTTTTATTTCAATCGTCTAGCACATTAAGTGGAACATCTGAAGTTATAGCTTTTGGTACTGTTACTTACGCAACTGAATCCTTGTTCGCCCAAACAAGTGGTTTTTCAGCTATCGGTAGTTTAAAATGGGAAGATATATTAGTGCCAACAGATGATTGGTCAGATCAACTAACAACAGGTAGTTGGACAGCGCAAAACAACCCATCATCGACATGGTCAGAACAAACTGTTGCAGACGATACTTGGACAGAACAAAGCGTAACAAGTGAGACTTGGACAGAACAACAAAATAGATAATGGCAGACACAACAACAACCAACCTAAGTTTAACTAAGCCAGAACCAGGGGGTTCTGAAGATACCTGGGGAGATAAACTCAATACCAACTTAGATACCATAGATGCGATTTTTTCATCTTCTGGTACTTCTATAGCATTAGGCAGAGTTGGCATATTAACACAACCACACGCCACCAACGCTTTACAAGTTGTTGGTAATATAGCAGCGAGCGGACAAGTTAGCGGTGTATCTCTTAAAGCCGTAACTTATGGCATTAGTATTGGCGCAAACGAAGTTATTTCTTCAGCCAGAAATATTACTAATATTGTTGATATTACTACTAGCGGTGACTTAACTTTGGGTGCAAGTCCAGTCATAGACACATCTTCTGGGTATATTATTTTTAAATCAGGTGGCGCAACCACAGGACAATTCACTAGCACAGGTTTTTCAGTAGTAGGTAACACAGCTATTTCAGGAAATTTTAATACCTCATTGGGTGGCTATCAGATTGGCGGTGTTACTGTTATTGATTCATCGTCAAATATTGATGGTGCAACTATTACAGCATCAAGTGGTTTTAGTGGTAATTTAACTGGTAATGTTACAGGGACAGTTTCTGATATTTCAAACCACGATACTGGTGATTTAACAGAAGGATCTAACTTATATTATACAAGCGCTAGATTTAATTCAGCTTTTAGTGGCAAATCAACATCAGATCTATCAGAAGGCACCAACTTATACTACACAGATGCTAGAGCCAGAGGAGCAATATCTGTTTCTGGAAATGCCATTTCATACAACTCAACAACTGGTGTTATAACATCTAACTTTGAAGAATCACCAACTTTTACTGGTGATGTCACCATATCAGGCGATCTCACAGTCAATGGTACTACCACCACAATTAATACTGCTACTTTAGATGTCGAAGATAAAAATATTACTCTCAATTACTCCACAGGTGATTCTTCAGCAAGTGCCAATGGAGCAGGTATCACCATCCAAGATGCAGTCAACTCAACTACCGATGCGACTATCTTGTGGGATGCCACCAATGATGAGTTTGATTTTTCACATACAGTAAATATCACTGGTGGTTTAGCTTTATCTGCTGATGCTACCTTTAATGATGATGTCACATTTGAGTTAGCAGGAGCATCCATTACTGTTGATCATGGTAACGACAAGATGAGGTTTGACGATAATATCAAAGCCACTTTTGGTGATGGTAGT